AGTTCATCCGCCCGGCTCCCGGTCAGCGATACCAGCTTTTCAATGCTGTTGGCCTCGGCAATATATTCATTAACCGATTGCTTGGTGATATCGTAGAGCTTCTTACCGACTGCCACCGCAGCTGTGGCCGCGCCGGCATACGACAGGCTGAACCCGGTCGCCCTTTGAAACATATTTCCAACTTGTTTCAAGGCGTTTTGGGTATCTTTGTCCCCAACACCCTTTTTCATCGTATTAATAATGATGTTGATGACACTATCTGCCATTGGTCATTTTCCAGTCATTGGGAGGAGCTAAGCGACGACATTGTGCCAGTTCTATCGGCAAGCAACCTCCGCGCTAATTGCGTTACCAATAAAAATCTCCTTCAACTTCCATAACCTTGGTTCTTCCGCCATTTTGCTTTAATGGCATCTACCCGATTTTGACCTTCTCGCATTTCCGGAAGATCCTGTGTCAATGCGTTGAAAGCGTCTATCCACTCATCAGGCAAATAATCGATCTGCCAGGGCGCGATGATTGCTCCTCCACTGACTTTATTGATTGCGCTTGCGGTGATCATCGCCACCAGTTTTTCCTCGCTCGTCCGCCCTGTCTGTACTGCCTCAAGCAGGGCGGACTCAATCAGTTTTTTTTCTTTTCCCGGTGATTGGCAATCAGATCCATGATCGAATCGATCACCCAGAAAACAAATTGAGGATCTGTCTCACGGGTAGCCTCAAGCATCTCGTGGAATTCATCCTTTGTAATGGGTCTCTCTCCTTCAAAGAGCACTCCAGCGTACCAGGTTTCAAGCGCGTCATTCAATGGATCGATTTTCTCGTTGAGCGCAGCACTCTTCTTACTGATCAGATCTGTGAGCTCCTGACCATGCTCTTTTCGCTCTCTGGCCGCCTTCAAACGCTTGATATCCGCTTCAAACTCATCCTTCAGCGCGACAATCTGGGTGATCAGGTTAATCCGTTCATTCAGCATCACTCTCGGTGGGTTCACCCACACGTTCAACGCAGCTTCGCCAAATTCCTTGGCGTAATTTTTCAGCTCGAGCTTCTCAAATATTTTTGGGATCTGAATTTCCATATTTCCTCCGTAGGGGCATTACATGCCATGCCAGCTAATTTATATGCTCGCCAGTTTAGTTACCACGCTTGGAACGATCAACTTTCCGCCAACAGGATCATATTTTCCCTGCAACACAAACGTATCCAAATTCGGACTCTTGGTACGATCAGTGCTTCCAAGAGGAACAACGTCTTCGATGATTCCAAACATGTCGACGGTTAGTTCATGGTTCTTCCCGGTGCCAATCTTAGGACCGGTAACTGTCAACCGCAGTGCCCGGGTCGAGCCAATAGCAGCGCGCAATGTTTCTGTCAGAGCGCTGCGCTGAAGGGTCAAATTCAACAAGAAACTGAATGCGCCAGATTCATGATCATTGAAAGTTTCAACCGAACCGCCATTGAACCTCGGGTGTACACCATTGACGATTTCGAGATCCCAAGAGCGAAGCAGTCCTGTCAATTCGGTTTTGCCAACATCCACCCAGAGCGTATCAAGATAAACCCTGCTCAGCTTTCCATTCATGAAAGTAAGTGGAAGTGGGCTAAGTGCAGGCGTGAAGCTGGAGGTTACATTCTCGCGAGCAAAATATTCTGCATCGATTTTTACGCTATGTTCACCACCATCCTGATTCACTTGAGTGGAGAGCTTCAGATTGTTGAAAAGACAATAATTGTGTTCGTATGACTGCAATGAATCGCCACGCTCGATTGTATATGAGTCAAGGTCATTGTCTATTTCATCGAGGTTTGGTTCATGAGACCAAAGAAAATCTTCTTGATCGGTAGTTTGTTCCACTGGCGTAATTCCACCTTTGAAAAAACCAGAGAAAAGGAAGGGAAGAATCTCGAAAAACCCTTGATCCCATGATAGGGTATCCTTTACCAGGATGCCCTGCACCATACTTCCGGTGATTTCTACGTTTTTTCCGATGTCATGATCGATTGTGGTCGGTTTTCGGTCGACCGGCATTTGCTTCTGCTTAATTGGCAGAAGTACGGTTGCCGCCACCCCGGTTCCATGAGCTGCAGGATCCTCTTTACCAATTTGCATTTTGCCTAAAATAGTTGCCATTTTTTCACCTCTACCAATAATTGTTTGTAGGGGCGAATGGCATTCGCCCCATTCATTAATTTACGCGCCAACGGTCACCTTTCCGACCAGGCTTTCCAATATCGTCCAGTGAACCACCAAACCCCAATGCTCAGTCTCGGCGCCATAAGTTAAAACAGATAGTTCAATGGATTTGGCTGGGACAAGAATAAATTCCTGTACCAGCCCGTTCAGCGTCAGACTCTTCGCAGCCGCTGTCACGATTTGGCGATAAAACTGCCAGACATACGATTCGCTTGTCTTTCTAATATCCTGGGATAAGTGAAATTCAGTAAAGCCACGCCATTTCGCTTCATTCAGACCACCCATACTGTAGTCCACGTCCATAGAGTTGCCCTGAAAGAATGAAAGTGCACATGGTACTTGTTGAATAGCCTCAGGTAGCTTGTCAAAAGGATAAGAAACTACCGCCTTTCCTTTGCCGTCCTTGACCGTACCCCAGAGGTTGGTCAGGGATTTGCCCCATAATTCCACACCCCAGAGATTTGAACTAACCATATTTATGAATCTCCTCTACCATCGTATGAATGATCCGATTTAGTTCTGTTATCACGTAATTGCTCATTTGATTTACAGTAGGCATCGTGATCGGTCGTTTTGGTAAACCTCTTCTGCCAATGGTTTTTGCTACCCGAAAAGCCACATGAAGAGCTTCGTCGTCGCTGGCACCAAGTTTCTTCTTCACCCAATCAACCAATCTTGCGGCTGGTAGATAAGACGAATTTGCTTTTCCGCCTGAAGAAACTTTGGCTGAAGCCCTTTCGTTTCTTTGTACTTCTTTGCCTCTCCAAGTAGAAACATCGGTAGACCTGTCATGCCATTCGGCTCCACCATCAATAAACCGAAAAACATGCAAACGTCCATTTTTCCCTTTGGATGATGGGGCAATCTCAAGCTTTACGGACCCAATTCCATTGGTCGTTGTTTTGCTTCTTAACGATCGTCTTGTGCTACCAGTGAACACCGGTACGTTTTCTTGTTCAGCTTTACGAACAACCCCTCCAATTTTCTTAATTCCCGGTATCAGGTAATCTTTATTAATGTTTATAGATTGGAGGAACGATATTTCCTTCAGCGCTTCTGTCATGCCTACCATTTCCATTGTTACAGATTGATCATGCATTTTCTCCTCCGCTGAAAACGTCGATCTTCTCTTTTTCAACCTTTCGCACCGACGCGCCAATAGATTTCATCCCCGGTACAAGGTAATCCTTATTGATATTGATCGACTGCAGGAAGCTCAACTGGTGCAGCACCTGTTCCATTCCTTCCATCTCCATCAACGCATCATCCCCAGCCATGTTTACTCCAAATTTGGATAGTGGCTGCGAATCTCTTCCAATTGTTTCGGAGGAAATTCACTATAAAATCCAGATTCACCGGTTTCGGAGTTCCCGACTCTACCTTGGAATCCGGACTCCGACTTCATTTGCATAAGGATCGCCACTTGCCTGGTCATATAGTTCACATCGGCGGGTGGTACAAGTTGCAAAATTTCTTTCGTCGTATGGGGGGTTGCGGTCGTCCCATTCACACCTCTTACAACAGTAAATGTTCGATAAACATAGATCTCAGAATTATCTTCGTGAGAAGCTGGAAAAGTTACATTCCATCCCCTGTTAACAGTCAACGAATTACCGGCTATCTTTTCAATATATAGATCCTCGCTATCGATCCGGATAACCTCTCCCTCTGCGAACTCTTTCCCATTGTCAACGCCAATGATTTGCTCGGACTCTGTATCAGTGATCACTCCATTGACTTTCGAAATGGCTTTAGTAGGATCCGGGCTGTGTTTGGATCCCTTACCTTCAATAATGTATTCCTGCTCTTCCTCGATCTGGATTACCATGCCCACACTCAGAACTCCACCATCAGCGACGATCAGGGAGGTTTCAGACACTGTGGCTTGGCTGCCAGTGATCAATAGGTCTTTGGCTTCCTGATAGAGTCCCCAAAAGGCAATAATTTCAATTTCATCACCTTCGATCAGGGAGTCAAATTCGATACCGATATAAGGCCCATTCTCCCATTGTCTGCCCTGCGGAAGTAATTCATACTCATCTTCGTCCAGTGCTGTGTCGTTTTTCGTGATGCTGATCAACTCCAGCATGGGAGGAAGATAAATACGATTTGTTCGGCCATCCATTCGAGAAGCGACAAAAGTTTTCGTTTCCTTTAAAGGAATGAAATCACCGATCTTTCTCTGGAGGGTGATGCTGGCAGAAGTGACTTTCTCCATGAGAGTTTCTGGAGAAACACTTCGACCAAATTCTCTCAAGATTTCATCAGCGGTGCAATAGATCTGTGCAGTGGACATTTGGACCTCTTTCTGATAATGGGAGGGAGAAGTTCCCCCTCCCATTACTTTCATCTTTCGGCTCTCTTATCCAAGCAGAGTCATGATCGCTTCTGGCTTTACGGCTTTCACGCCCCAGGCCAGGCCTACTTCGTAGGCAACACGGCGGCGTTGGCGGTACATGGCCACCTGGAAGCTGATCCCGGTCTGCGGATCGGTGATCACGGTCACATCATCAGCCGAGTCACCACCTTTTGGCATCGCTGGGGTGCGTAGGAGCAGATGGATGGCTGAGCGGCTGAATGCCAGGTTGGCGGTATAGTTGTTGCCAACGCCAACTGGATCATTGTTCACCCAGTCGACCTTATTACCAGGGTTCTGCAGCACAATATCACCATCACCATCTCCAGCAAAACCGGTTTTGACGACGTACTTGTTCGTGTCACGTCCGGTTTTGTTATTGGTCAGGATATCCCCAGCCACGATGGTTCCGGTACCGGTGTCGACATGGATGGTAGTGCTTCCAGCAGCATAACCGGCTGTCAGATCAACCAGGTACCCAGATCCGGTGCCTTTCGTATGGGTTTTTACCTGCGCGCTTTCACGCACAGCCATTCCCATGAGGTCGAGAAGAACACCGCGGCGCAACAGTTCTACATCACCTGCTTCATTCGCCTTCCACAGCTCGGTCAGAGAGCGCAGCGCAGCGCCAGCCGTGGTATTGATCACGAGCTGGAGATCTCCCTGGGGGGCGCCATTATCCTTAAGCATCTTCAAAAGCTGTGCAAGGAAGGTTAGTTTGTTGGTGCTGTCGAACGGTGTAGATCCAGCGGTCCCATATGCCCGTGAAGAGTGAACATACAACGCTGCCAGATCAGCTTCAACTTCATTGACCAGGGAGCGCATACATTGAGCAAATTGATCCTGAAGGATGGTGTTATACAACCCACCGATCCCCATTTGCTCTTCCGCTTCCCAGAAGAAGGTGGAGCTCTTGACTTTCGAAATCGTCATCGTTGCTGGAACGATGGTCTGGGCAGCAGGGTCCGGGCCAGTAGCAGCTGGGGCGATATCATTGGTTGTATTCGCTGCGGAGCTCACCGGATAGCTGATGGTCTGGTTCTTGGCTGCCTGCTCACCTGATGCATCCATCGTTACAGCGGGGATGAAGCCGGTGAGTTCCCTCAAAACAACATCTGCAGCCTTATAGAGGGTTGGAATCAATCCTGTTAATGTGTTGGACATGGTTATTTTCTCCTATTACCAATAAATTCAACCCAAAAGGTTGTGATTTAGAGAACCTTAGTCCTCCAGGGTTCCACCTGAGCGGATGAACCTTGCCTGGTCAACCAGGCTCAACTTGTTGTACTCACTCCTTTTGATGGTAGTCGATTGGTGGTCGACCTCATCTTCAGGCTGTGAGTTGCTGATCGGGACAAAATTTTTGGCGATGTCGTTCGGGCGGTTAGCCCTTTGCATCGACTCATAGAGAGCTTCTGCCTGGGCAAGCTTCTTCTGCGCCTCATCCAGCGTTGGCTGCAACTCGACTACTGCCTTGAGCTTGCTCTCTTCCGTCCCATCTGACAGGAGCGTCTGGATCTCGTTCGCGATTCGCTGCTCCTCGTCCTTTGCCGCGTTTACTGCGTCAAGACACGGTTTCAGATCTAACATTTTGCTACTCCTTCTTTAAAATTTTTTTGATTCGTTCACGCAGAGCTTGCGCCTCGCGTTCGATCTCTTCATCCGCCTCAGTTTTGCTGGATTTTTCCTGTTGCGGGTTGATCGTTTCTTCAAAAATAACACCTTCAAATATGGATAATTTAGCCTCCATCAAGGTCCCTGTAATGCCTGTTCCTTGTACAGCAGGAACATTCACCGCAGAAACCTCTTTGCCCCTTGGCTCAACGAAGGTAAGAATGCATGTTCTTGCTTCCTTCCCAACAATATAAACCACGCCTGGCCAATGGCTGCAATCGCGGCTAAAGAAAGAATTGCCACAAATTGAACAAATAGCATCTTTGTAATACCAGCCGATTGAAAAACGATCCATTTTCCCCTCAAGGTAATCAGTCATCCCACGGCGAGTCGTCAAACTGACCACAACTTGGATCCAATTATCCTTGTAAACTGATGAAAGGATCGTTCCGTCTCTTGAATCAATGGAATATGTATCATGGTCACGAAGATAGGGTTGGCTCTCGAAAGAGGCGGCAAATGCAGGCATATCCTCATCATTGAAACGATATGGATTGAGGTTTTTTGCTGATGGGCTGAAAACATTCGCCTGAAAATCAAGGTGATCGATTTCTCCACTCTCAATTTTTGGTAGAAGCTCTGACCGTGATGGCAGATTTAACCGGTTTATAGTCGGTAGAGAGAACAACACTGGCATTAATTCTTTATTATTTTGTTGCTGGTTCATTTTGATTGCCTCCGATTGGTGAGATATTACTCGCCATGTAGAATTGATCGCCATCTGGATATGCACCCATATCGTCCTTTTCACGTGCTTCGTTTGGCGTCATCATGCCGTTTTGGATTCTGACCATCATTGATTCTGCTCTTGCCTTGCTATCCATCCTGAGCAATGCTTCGCGAATGAATTTAAAATAGGTAAAAGGTTGTTCCTCGTTGGATAGCCACTTGATTCTGGTTCCTTGTACAGCAGGAACATTCACCGCAGAAACCTCTTTGCCCCTTGGCTCAACGAAGGTAAGAATGCATGTTCTTGCTTCCTTCCCAACAATATAAACCACGCCTGGCCAATGGCTGCAATCGCGGCTAAAGAAAGAATTGCCACAAATTGAACAAATAGCATCTTTGTAATACCAGCCGATTGAAAAACGATCCATTTTCCCCTCAAGGTAATCAGTCATCCCACGGCGAGTCGTCAAACTGACCACAACTTGGATCCAATTATCCTTGTAAACTGATGAAAGGATCGTTCCGTCTCTTGAATCAATGGAATATGTATCATGGTCACGAAGATAGGGTTGGCTCTCGAAAGAGGCGGCAAATGCAGGCATATCCTCATCATTGAAACGATATGGATTGAGGTTTTTTGCTGATGGGCTGAAAACATTCGCCTGAAAATCAAGGTGATCGATTTCTCCACTCTCAATTTTTGGTAGAAGCTCTGACCGTGATGGCAGATTTAACCGGTTTATAGTCGGTAGAGAGAACAACACTGGCATTAATTCTTTATTATTTTGTTGCTGGTTCATTTTGATTGCCTCCGATTGGTGAGATATTACTCGCCATGTAGAATTGATCGCCATCTGGATATGCACCCATATCGTCCTTTTCACGTGCTTCGTTTGGCGTCATCATGCCGTTTTGGATTCTGACCATCATTGATTCTGCTCTTGCCTTGCTATCCATCCTGAGCAATGCTTCGCGAATGAATTTAAAATAGGTAAAAGGTTGTTCCTCGTTGGATAGCCACTTGATTCTGGCTCCTTGTTCCAATGGAACAAGGTAGGCGTCTAAAGTTCCCTGCAGGTATTCAATATATTTCTGCTCGTTGCTGTTGTAAGCTTCTTTACCTCGATTGAGCATGTGCGCAGATAAACCCATGTAATTCAAAATTTCAATTTCTGTTGCATCGATAGCTTCAAGGAATTGCTGGTCTTTGAGCTGGATATTTATCGGTTGAAATTCAATGATTCTCTTGTCGAAGACAGCCAATCGATAGGCATTTTCGCTGCCGCTCATTTGCTCCTCATATGCTCGGCGCACCTTTTCTCGAGCTTCAGCTTTTTCAACGGCTTCGTTATATTTGATATAAGCTGCTGGCATGAATCCCTGCGAGAAAAGTTTCGATTGGGTTTTATGAGCCGCCAGTTGTCTGCCGAATGTCTCTCGCGCATAGGTGATTACACCCCTTCCAATAAATCCCGTCTCATCCGGGTTTATCAGCAGGTGTAAAATCTCAACCGAGGGAATATAAACAGTTTTTTGATTGGTAAAGGTATGCCTGTACCAAAGGTTTCCATCAAGATCAAATACCGGGGATGTATGATCAGCAGGGAGAATTAATAATTGGCGTGGTCCTACTGTCGGAGCCCAGATATATGCATTCCCCCAGAATATCTGCCATTCAATAATTGCCTTCATGAATTGAAATGGCGTCCATCCCCAGATATTTGGAGAAATCTGCAGTAGGTAAGCCATGTTTCTGATAATAGGGTCTGGTGTCACCTGTTCAATATTTCGACCTACCCGCCTGATCATCTGAAATGGCAGTTTAGCCACATCGTCACTGATAATATTTTTAGCTCGGTAGACTGTAGCCAGCATTTTTGAACGATTTACCGTTACTTTTTCACCAGCTGCTGTGTGATATCCCCATGAAGGAGCATAATCTGCGACCGGGTTTTCCTGAGAATTTTCTTTGATCGCTCTGGCAGAGCTTAGGAATCGCTCAATGATCATTTTCTCCATCCTTTTCAGTGATCAACTTCACCTTCCCGATAATGAAAGCCAGTCCGATCATTAATAAACCTCCGATAATGAATGCTGCAGGAACGCTCCACAATGCCACACCAAACACGATCGCGGCGCAACCGCCAAACATAAGGAGATCGTCGGCATAACGAAGTAATTTCATTCCAAATCCTTATAAGCGCCAAAAACATCCACGAGTGGCCCGGACATTGCCCTCAAATTCTCCACATGCGGGAGCTTTGCCCGGGCATCCTCGATCCACGGTCGCAAGTGATGACTGAGTGAATAATGATGGCATGGCACATCATGCTGATATGGGTGGAAATATTTCACGTTACCCTGATAAAGATCCATTCCACACAGGATCACCGGGTTGCATCCCAACCAGAGAGCAAACCACGCCGCGGTGTTCGAGCTGTAGAAACCGGTCCATACATCCATATCAAACTCGATATCCGATGTAGGCTCCGGGCTTACTCGAATTGCTTTTCTTGCTTTCACGATATTCTTGAGCTCTGGATCTGATTCGGGTTGATCATTGTAGACTACAAAATCAGGATCACAGAGTAGAAATGCATGGTGATTTACTGAGATAAGAAGACAATCTTTCGGCAGGCGTGCCATATCGCCAGGCAAGCTCGGTCCACCTCCAAGTACAGCTGCGGGATACCCTGAGTATCGATCACACAGAGTTGACATTTTTACAGGAAGATGGTCAAAGGACTTAGACATTAAAATCCGTACTCCTTGTCCAGAATTTGATCGCTGATATCATTTCCAGCACCATCTCGAAGTCTGGGTAATGCCACCATCGCGTTTAATACAGCAGCCAGTAAGTCAATCCGCTCTGGGCTATTTTCAGCCGGTTTGACCACTTTGATATTTCCGTTGGTATCAGATTTGACCACTGCATTCATCACACACATTCGTAATAATGGACTGCCATCATGTACCAGCTTCCCACTCACAACGAGATCCCTGAATAGTTTTGTAGGTTCGCCCAGTGTTGGAATACCTTGTCGGACCTCTACACATGTGTAGCCGTCATTGATGAACTCAGTCGCGAAATGTGTGGAATTCCAGGGATCATAGTCAATCTCAGAGACAGACCACTCGTTATTGCTTATGATGTCTTCAAAGTGCTCACGTACTTCGTGATAATCTGTGATCTCTCCATCGGTGATGGTCATCCATCCGTCTTCTGCGAATTCCCTGTATGGTACGTTGTCAGTTTTTTGATGTGTATCAACTGCCGCTTCTGGCATAAAGCCATGAGCACATACGGCCACGCGGCCATCTGGCATCGCGAAAACACAGGCGTCGGCAGTAAGATCAATGCATTTGGAGAGGTCGAAACCATATGCGAAATACATTCCCCTAGTCAAATTTACGAAAGCATCTCGCTTCTTCTTCGGTGAGGCGTCGTTATTGATAACACATAGGTCGTCCCATTTAGACATCAACTCGCCCATGAATGAGTCTTCATTACCGATGATCCATTGATTGAGAATCTTGATTCTAAAATTACGAATCTTCGTAGAATTCTTTGATTTGAAAACTTCATCGTGCTGCTCTTTCAAAAACTTGAGACCTTCTTTAGTTGCAGCGCGTAATGGGTTGGCTTTAATCCAGACCTTCGGATCATGCTCATTGTCTTCAGGATCCAATTCTCGGATCATGATAAAGTAGCGATCCCCAGCTTTCTTACCTTCTGCGATCTCCTGGAGGATCTGTTTACATTCCTTATATTCATGCCAACATGGGCTCTTACCTGCATTGAAGCCAGCTGTTGTGATGATAAAAAATAATGCCTGAGCTCTTTGCCCCCATGCAGACCAGATAACATCATGAACATCAGACACCTTGTGGGCGTGGTACTCGTCCAGGAATGCTCCGTGTGGGTTGAATCCATCCTTGTTCTCACTATCCCTTGAAAACGGCTTGAACTCTCCACCGCGTTCTTTATGGCTCATTTCACCCTTATGAATATTTAGTCTCTTGCGAATATCAGGGCTTTTTTCAGCCATCCGTTTGGCATCTTTGTAAATGATTTCTGCCTGGTTTTTGTCAACGGCTGCCGAATAAACATCCGGGCTTTCCTCACCATCCCCAACCATCAAGTAGAGGGCAATCCCTGCTGCCTCGGTTGATTTACCATTTTTCCTGGCTTCTTGAAGGTAGGCTTTCAAGAACCGCCGGTATCCGGTTTTCTTATCCACCCAACCAAATATCATTCCCAGGTCGAATTTCTGAAACTCTTCGAGCTCTATGGGTTTCCCGGCAAGTGGTCCCTTTACATGCCGAAGGAACTTGAAAAACTTATAAACTCGATTCGCCTTCTCTTCATCAAACACCCAGGGGAAGCCCCTCGTTCCCTGTTTCTTGAGATCGTCAAGATGGCGTTGGCAAGCGATCCTTTCACAGCGTCCAGCGACCCGACGTCCTTCAACAACATCGAGTGCATATTGGGTAGCTGGGTGGAGATTATCTGTTGCCATTAATCGAATTCCTTACCGAAGTCATCCTGTATCTCATCGGCCTTCTGCTTGACTAGTCGTGCCCGTGATGCTGGCGATAATCCTAAAGAGTCGGCCAGCGATTTTATAAGTCGAAGATATCCTTGATAAAGCTTTGTATCGTCCAAAGACATTGGTCCCTTTGCGAGCTGCCTGCTCTTTGCCACTGCCTCGCAATACGCTTCGAGCAATTCTGTATCCATATTGTCGAAAAGGCTGATGCCTTTCACTGAAGCCATGACCCTTGCCCACACCCGGCGTCCGTCCCCAGAGAGCGATTCCGGTGGATTGATACTCTTGTCCTTGCTTCGGGTGACCAATGCTGCAGCTTCTTCCCGTGCTTTGATTTCCTCTTTTGTCCAATGCTTTCCCCGCCGCTTGCCAGCTGCGGTCTCTTTCATAACATCTTGGGTTACAGATTTTGTTGGCATCCATCGTCAACTCAGTTTCGATCGGGGAAATTTTTGCGCAAATGACCCACGCACGGTTTACTTTTGTAGTTTGAAAACTTTTTCATGCCCCTACCCTCCGTCGGTTACCAAAGCCACCATCGTAGGTTGATGTCTTCCTTGAATGGCAGCTATCACAGAAGCCTTGAAGGTTCTCTTCTTCATCGGAACCTCCATCTCTCTTCGGTACTATGTGATCAACCTGAGTTGCAGGTACATTCCCCTGCCAATGAATTCCAAATGGATCACAGCACCAAGGGTGTTTCTGTAGAAACGCATCACGCTTCGCTCTCCATTTGCGGTCATATCCACGCTTCGTTGAGGATGGCCGCTGCTTGTCATAGGCCATGGCATGAGGCACACATCGGCTACCGTGACGTATCAATTCACGGCAGCCAGGATACGAGCATTGATGGTACGGACGAGTAGGCATAAGGATCAATGAGATAAAGCCGTTGGGATCAATGAAGTAAAAATCCATAGAAGGACGCCGGTGATCAACGTGACCATGCCGCCAATGATCCACCCGGTTGCCCGGTTGATGTTCTGCTTCATGGTCAATACATCCTGCTCTAGGAGAGCCAGGCGCACTTTGGCGCCTACCTTTCCATTACCGTTGATGAATTCCTGAACATCCTGCAATGGTTGGCATGGAGAATCATGGGTGGCGGCTTGCATGGGATTAGCCCTCTATAGTGGGGTTGATACTTTCAGTGAGCGTGGACTTGGTAAACCACTTCATTACCAGGTCATGTAGGTAATTCGATCCGCGACCGATGGCTGCACCAGTAAGAATCAGACCAAGGATCGTTACCGGGAAGGAGAAGTCGATAGCGCTAATCTTCGCCAGATATTTACTGAGTAGACTGACTAAATCCAACTGGTATATGAACGTCGAGGCAATAGCGATCCCAAAAGCGATATACATTTGCATCCATTTGAATTTTTCCAGCTTTGGGAAGTTATTGAAGACCGGGGCAACGAAGTATTCAACCAGGGATTCGATCAGGACCGAAAGGAAGATCGTTACCAGAACGATAACGATGGTTGTCGATGGTGTCGATTCGTCGGCAGCAGGAACGATATCTACCCGGTTTGGCATCGCCTCAACCCCCGAAATAGAAACGGACGCCACCTGGTTAGTTGCCACAGGGACGTCCGGAGCTTTGGCCTCAACACCAACGAACATTATCAATATGGTCAGAACGACTAAAATACCAATAAACGCCTTTTTCATTTTTACACCTCAACCAATAAAAGTGAATCAGCAGACACACGCCTGCTTCTTATAGATAGACAATAATTCAATTGTGGGTAATTTACTATATGGCAAAACCTGAACCCTAGATTAATCCCCGCTTTGTGACTTCATAGATCATTTGCTCGTTATTTACCGTATCCGTTTTCTTCCGAATATTGGCCAGCCGCCTGTAGATGATACGCTCAGATACACCAAGATCATGAGCAGCTTTGATCCTGGTGCTTCCCTGCACCAAAAGCTGCAAAACATCGAGCTCCTTTTTGGTTAATTCCGATTTCATCGTCACACTTTTGCGCATTCAAATAATCGGAAAGTGTAGACTTTAAGGATTTGGTACAACGACCGAGAGGTCGAAGGTTCAAATCCTTTCGCCCCGACACTTTTATACAATCTACCTGAAACAAAAAGTGCCAGCATTTCTTAAGTTTCTTCCCTGTTGAGAGCATCCAGCAACCCTGGATGCTCTTTCAATACCTTCGCCAGCTCGGATAGCCCGTCCAGGTCAACCTCCTGACTGGAGATCTTCGGCTTCATCTTCGCAATTGAATTCTTGACCTCGGTGTCCGTGAGCTGAGCGTAGACCCGCTCCGTCGTTGCCACCGACTCATGCATCAGGTTCTTCGACGCCGCCATTAACTCATCCATCGTTTTCGCGATGCTGCGTACATAGACCGTGTGGCCGTGCCGAAACTTATGCGCGCTCTTATATTTCACCCCGGCCAGCGAACAGATCTGTGCGATACCATCATTCACCTGATCCCCTCGGCTATCTTTTTGATCATATAACGGCACCAGAGTTTCGCCGTCCTGTAGGATGGTGCTGTACCACATTGCCGATTCCGGCAACTGACTGCGCACCTTGTCATCCCATTCCTGAACAATAGCCATCAGCTCGGGAATGGGAAGCAGATAGGTAGTGCGGGATTTGTGATTCTTGGTGTGGACGCCCATTTCAGCGAATTGGTCGACCGCCATTTCATCGAGGCGAACGCAAGAGATCGGCAGCGTCACGAACGCGGAAAGCCTGGCGCCCGATAAATACAGAAATGCGCACGCAGCTCGTTCCCGCTCGATCAGCAGCGTGGATGGTTCAACGCCAGCGATCAACCTCATTTCATCGAGCGTATAAAATTCATGGCTCTTGGCACGGGTCTGCATCCCTTTGGACCGTGCCGGCCGGATGGTATCGACCCAGGACGCGTTCAGTTTTGCGTACTTCCTCGGCCACTCGCGTCGCGCCCAGGTAAAAAACTTTCGCACTACCCCGCAAGTGGATTTCAACGACTCAGGGGACTGAGACCCATCCTTCCCATCAAACCGTGAGGTCAACAGGAACACCGGAAACGTCGGATCGATCCCACGCGCCCGACCGAACGGCTCTGAATCGGCCCATTCCAACAGGTGCCTGAGCTGCTCACGCCGGCGTTTGATCGTCTGCTCGTCCCGCTGTAGTACGGTCTGAAGGTAATGCAGATAGGCTTTCGTATCCAGCCAGTTATCCCGATTGATCATTACCGGTCCTTCACATAATAACGATTTTGTTTCCCGTCAAAATCAATACGACACCAATCATGCTCAAAATCTCTCAGTGCGTGGGGAATTCCTGATCTTGCGGATACCTCTGAACAATAATGACCTTTTCCTACCGCATCCATGATTTCTTTTGTAGTACATCCAGGATGATCATTAATAAAAGATCGAATATTTATCATGGTGGATTTGTACGGAGTATAGAATCCTCCTCCCTTCGATCCTGCTTGAAGAAAGGTTTTGTGCTCTTCCCGTAATTTTGGAAGGATATATTTTTGTGAAAATGGATAATGTTCACGCAATATTTTTGGACCAACTTCTTCATCAATTACCCAACGGTCAAATGTGCCCGTTTGGATTAAATACTTTACCGAAATAATTCCCAAACCAAGATAATCTTTCGCGACCCTATATGCGAAATGCCTGTCCATCGAATCAATACTTGACAGAATTGCGATTGATCTCATGGGAACTTGCCATAATGACGCCTGCTCGAGAACCTTGAGGCTCATCGACACCTTGCATTCAATAATCCAAACGATTTTTCCACGGACTGCTATAATATCCGCAATCCTTCCACCCCAGCTTGAGAATTGAACTTCTTGGTAAACATCCCAGTGCTGGTCTTGAAGCCATTCAACGACTTTTGAGGCGAGATCCTTTTCCGTTATCTTGGTGCTCACTCAAATATCTCCGGAAAATCAAACCTATCCCTGCGCAAGTATGTGACAATTGATCGTGCCGCTTCCACCCATGACCGGCAGATAATAATCCGGTATCCATAATGTTCGAGGTGCTCTTTCCAAATCTTCTGTTCTGTGCTGAGCGTATTTGATCCAAATTTCATTTCAACGAAGAGCCCATTCCATGCCGGCTCTGATATTGCCAGGAAGATATCCGGCACGCCCTTCTTCACGCCCTCAGCCTTGAGTTTGGCAGCCACGGCTTTATTGCGCATTCCGCCGTTGGGGATGGCGAACATATTCTCCAACTCAGGAAGCCTTCCCTGTGCGATCATCGAATTCGCCCAATCGAACAATGCCTTCTGTTCATCATGCTCTGACATTTGAAGTTGCCTCCAATTTCTTTTGCATCTGATCGCGGTATTGCTGGATCTGTTCATCTGTCATCATCAAAGCGTACGGACCGATCATCATACAAAGGATCCGGCGCCAATTCTCGATCTGCTTGGGAGTGAGTTTTTCTTCCTGCCGTTCCATTATTTTGCCTTTCGGGAATCATCATTTTTTAACTGATCCTCAAGCTTCAACATGGTATGGATACAATCGTTTTGAGCGCATGAAAAAACCACCATTTTGTGCGTAAAGAATTCCAGAAATTTAGTGAGTTTCAAAATTCTTATCCTTTTCATGATTGTTCTCATCCCTTCTCCTTTCCACTCTTCAACCGGTTCACCTTGCCACCGCAGACCGCGCACTTTCCCTGGACGATCTTCAGGTTCCGGCGTACGCTGCGCTCCCTGCCGCCCACCAGCTCGACCACCTGGTTGCAGTGGACGCACCACGCCTGGCCTTCTTCCAGCTTGAACGCCTTCTTTTCCTTCGCCACCGACCGTGCCCAGGTTGCGAACTCCGAGCCGCAGATCCAGATCTGATTATGATCATCGCGCTTGTGTGGGCAGCCCGCCTGCAAATGAGTGCGATAGATCGTATCCACCGAGATCCCGATCTCTTCAGCGATCTCTGCCGGCTTGTACCACATGTTCAGCAGCCTATCGAGCTTGAGAATGTTCGACCTGGTGAACCTTGGGGCGCCGTCCTCGGTCATTCTGTGCACGCGGTGTTCATTCTGGATAACTTTTTGCACATTCTTCATCCAATCTCTCGCTCTCTTTGCGCACCTTTTCACGCTCTTCGCTCAGTAGCATTGATTTCGCTACACCAATAGACCAGTGGGTTGTTCTGAATTTATGGGTAGCAAAGACCGTGTTCTGCCAATCCTCACGCTTGTACTTCTGCCACAGAGCGAGATCCCCGCGCTCCACCAGCACCGTGACCATCCTCACCAAGCACTCCGATTGCGTCAGATCCTCTCCCTTTGCCACCAGCGCCATCGCTTCGAGCATGCAATCCTTGGCGCCGCGCGCATCGATCTCCAGATATTTCTGATTCAGTTGGAGGGCGAGATCGCGCTTCTTGCGGTCGACTGCAAGCGCGGTGAGCTCTGCTTCTTCTGACGGGTAATTCATTTTCAGCACCATGTCAGAATGGGATCTCTTCACCAGCGGGTTCTGCACCTTCAGCTTCTTCGCCTTCGACTGCCGGCGCCGCGTCCTTCGGGCTCAAGAACTTCACCTGCGTGGCGCTGATCTCAAAACTCGCGTGCGCCAGGTCATCCTGACCCTTCCAGATCCGCGGCCCGCCTGTTTTGGCGTCGCAGATCATCCGACCCTGCGCCATCACCAGCTTGCCCTTGGCCAGGTAAGAGTTTGCGGCCTCGGCCATCTTTCCCCAGACCTGCACCCGCCACCAGGTCGTTTCTTTCACCGGGTTACCTGCCGGATCGTTGTACTGGCGGTCAGTGGCCACCGAGAACGACGTCACCGCCTGCCCGGTCGGCGTGAAGCGCATATCCGGGTCCTTTCCCAACCTACCGATAATAATTACCTGTTGAAACATAGTTCACTCCTTGTCATTGCGAGAAGCGGAGCGGCGAAGCAACCTCCGCTATTTTTGGAAATTGATCCCACTGGTCGCCATCGAGCAACCGACCAGCTTTGGCTTTTCCCACCCGGTAATAGTGATACCCGTCAATATAGGTTTCCTTGCGGTTCGCCAGCGAAATTCCTTGTGGATATTCTGGTGTCCATTCTCCCCACTGCTTGAAGAAGAACGGCACGCCTGCAGCCACGCATTGATCACGCAGAGACCGAACCCACGCTGGATTTATTGGCCGCGCATCCGGACCCGACTCGCCGCCGCAGATAATCCAGTTCAAACCAATCATAGGTTTGTTATATTGATCACCAGGTTTTGATTGCAAAACATTCCTGCAACTCCAAATTTCATCGGGTGCAGGGGCTCCGAAAAGGTCATAATTTGATTTATCTACTGCGATTCTTGCCCACCTGACTCTCGCAAGATTCACCGGCCCAAGCATCGGCTCCACGCTGATAAACCTCACGGCTGCCGGCACCTGCAGCAGGAACGGGATCCTCTCTTCGGCTGCCTTCTGATTCTCGGCGGTCACACCCAACCAAATATTCGAAGATCTATTCGCACCCGGCAGATAATATTGCTTCGACCATTCGAGCATCCGCTCAGGTCGTTTGGTCAGCACCATGAAGGTATGCCTTGAGCATCCTGTCATCACCGCGAAAACGTCATCGATAAAGCCGAATGGAATATCCGGATGAAACAGATCGCTCATCGAATTGACGAAGATACGTTGCGAATTCTTCCAGTGAAAAGGATCATCAAGCTTTTCAGGATGCAGTTGAATCTTTGAAAAATCCTCGCCCGGATGAAACCGCTCGAAGATGCGCTTCGCATAACAATGAGCGCACCCTTGGCTCACCGGTGTGCATCCCACCACAGGATTCCAGACCTTCGTTGCCCATTCGATCTTTGTGTCACCCATGCTTCGCCTCCGCAAACTCGCCGTCGACGAAATCCGATCCACCAGGCGGCAGAAGGTTCTTCATCGTTGCTGATTCACACCACAACTGCGAGATGGTCTGGTCGTTCTTAGCCAGCATGAACGGCATCAGCGGTGCAAACCCGGGCGAGAGTTGCTGTAGGAACCACAGGCCGTCGAAAGAGATCTTCAACATGTATAGGCTCATCTTGAGCGATTTCTCACAGCGGTTTTGATATGAACTGTTCGCCCGGTATGATCCACCGGCTTTCACAGGCAGCGCCGCAATATCGATCCGCCCGGGCACCATGCCGCCGTCAGGGGTTTCGATGTTGTACGATACCCGGTACCCTTCGCGTTTCAGGCTGCCAACTTCGAAGGTGCCCTTTTGGAAGCCAGTCACCACGCCGCCCAACCGGCTGATCGCTGACGTGATCTCAGACTTCAACGTCTCGATGGTCTTTGTGGTGCTTTGCCCCTGCCATCCGCTTTCGCTGTTGACGTCATCGTAGAAAGGTACTGCCCTGGCTTGTTTGGGCTGATCAGGAATGAAATTGGTCATTTTTTTGCCTGTCTTTCTAATTCTGTTTCTTCCTCGGCATCCATCATCCTGACACCGCACGTGCCGCATCGGTTGAACACGTCCTTTTCGACGGCAGCGATCTCTGCTTTGATCTCCGCCCGGTGAGTGTTGTACCAGGCCAGATCGTGCTGGATGATCATCTTCTTCACCACCAGCTTGCGGGCTTCCTCGAGCCGCCCTTCATCCGTGCCGGCGGCTACCAGGTTCGCCCTGAGATCATCCTCGATGCTCTGAGGGATTAATTTAGATTTATTAGTCATCATCCACCTCAAAATCTATTCTGGTCTGAAAACTTCTTATTGATTTTCCAACCTATATCTGACAACTGGTTTTTGTAAGCACTCATAACAGATCCAGAAACCAGTCTTTGGTTCTTGAAACTTCGCTGTGTATGCCATACAGAACTCGCACTGATGATTTACTTCTTCATAATTACATTTGCATATTCCGATAGGACTATCACATGTGCCACATGTAAATTCTGGTGTTCCACATTGGCATAAACTGAGAGCCGAACCACACTTTTTGCAATAAATTGTTGAATCCATGACTCATGACTCCTTTTATTGGCCTTCATTCACCTACCCGATATGCATCTCGGCATACAAACGTACTTCAGGCCATCTGATTTATCGCCTGGCAGAAATAGACC